TTTATTTGAGATAATAAACATGTCCAATGCCCCACCGCATTGGACAATTACTTACATGTATTTATCTTTGTCTTGCCATTTAGAGGATGTGATTCCACTTTTTGGTGTAACACCATGACGAAGTTTTCCCACACCGCCATGAGCCATTCTTGGAAGACCCGCTTCTTTTCTTTGGCTTCTTTCTTTTGCTCCATATACGGATTTTTCTTTTTTGCCCGCCATCATTCGTCCCATATTCTGAAAATTATGACGCGTCTGTACATTTTCTTTAACGCGTTTTCCAGAACCTATCTTAAGGTTTCCTATATGACCGCCAACTGACTTACATGGAGCTTTTCCACCTTTTTTCATTGCAGGCGCTGGCATAGGTGCGTATGTTTGAGCACGAGCTGGCATACGATTGCGTCCTCTTTGCATCGGACGTTGAGGCATTCCCTCCTGCGGCATCACAGCTGGATACATCATATTTGGAGCGCCTCTTCCATAAGCCATTCCACCATTAGCCATTTTATTGTCTTTACGAGCAGACTCTTTCAAATAACGGCCAGCCGGCTTAATTACTTCTTTGTTAATATCATGACCAATTTCTCTAGCCATATTCTTAGCTGTAGCAGCAGCTTTACGCGTTGGATGCGCTACATGCTCTTGAAATCCAGCTCTTGAAGGGTTTTTGATTTTTTCGTTAAATCCACGACGAGATTTATCAATTACATCTGTCTTTATTTTACGACCAATGCTTTCAAATCCTTCTTTTTCTTTGCGACCAAAATCTTTAAATCCTTCACGTGTTTTACGTGCAGCATTTGAAATATCATGACGCATTGCATGCCCTAATTTTTTTAATGCACCACCTGTTGCAAATTTAGGAATAGATCCCCCTGTTGCTCGTTTAATAGGGGTCTGATTGGTCATACGACCATTCCCACATAGGCCTAATTTTGAAGCTACTTCTCGGCGGTATTCGCCGTGCTCTATTTTATCGATACTCATTTTTAATCCTTATAAGTTTAGTTTAAGTAAAAGTCATGACAATTACATTATACATAAAGATTAATACTTAAGGAATATTTATGTTGACAAACCTAAAGGTGACACATTAGTTTTTGCTAAGTGGCTGAGTTTCTCTTGCTCTAACTTCCCTTGATCGCGCGTTATCTCGTTAGTTAAACGTTGACTTTTTTCCATAAGATCTGCTGCTAACTTTGTCTGATCAAGATCTAATCGACTTTGATCAATACTAATTTTATTCTCTGTCTCAGCGCTTTTAATTTGATCTTCTATTTGAGATTTTGAAAACTTAATTTGTAATTCAGCTTCTTTTAAAGGTAGTTCTGCATCAAACTTATATTTATCAAGTTCTAATTTTTGTTGTTCTAACATCAATTGAAGTTTTTTGTTTTCAGCTTCAAGTTGTGCTCTCATTTCAATAACGCGAACTTCTTCCATAGAAGCTTGCGCTTCTGTCAATGCTGCCTGCGCTTGCACTGTCATTGGATCAGGCGCTGCTTGTTGCTGCTGTTGTTGTTGCATTGCCATTTGCGCTGCTGCAACAGATATTTGGTTTTGAACATCCATTGGAACTTCAGCTGGATCTTCTGGCATATGCATACCAGTAATAGCTTGGAAATTAATAAGTAATTTTAATGCCTCATGTTCTCGTATATGCGCTTGTATAGCCGCTATGATCTCAGGGTCTTGTTGAGCGCTTGGATTGTTAAGAAGGGCGCCATGCCCCATAATATGCGCATCTTGCTCCTGCTCAATACCAGCAACTACTGGAATCTTATTTAAGAAATTTTGATTCTCTGTCACAAGATCTAAAGGAACAGGCTCTTCTTCTTCCTCTTCATCTGGCAATAGTTTAGATATCTCTTCGGGGCTTATTCCAAGATTTTTATAAAATAGCTCGTTGGCATATTTTAAATCATGTATATCGGGATCTTGACGAGCATTGTTAAGAATGACTTCTGCCCGCATAAAACGATACATAGAATTTTGAAGAGACGGATCATTTGACGGAACAATTTGTACATGTTCCTCAAAATCAGAACGCATAATAACATGTTTGCCACCTGGGACTAAAAATGGATAAGGCTGACCTTCTGGTAACCATTCTGCAAAACGATCTTTAAATAACCCTAACATCAGTTCAAAAGATTTGTGATACCCTTGAATTACAAAGTTTGGCACACGTTGATAATTCTCAAGCATTGCCAATACCGATGCAGCAGGTGCTCGAGGAGCCATTTCAGAAATAGCATCATTAATAATTGCTGAAGGTTTTCTAATGTTATCTTCTATTTGATTTTTTAAATCATTTAATGCACCACTAGGCTCTTTATAAGGAAGCGGCATAATAGCCTGATCTAGGGAAATTCCACCCGTTTGCAATTTAACAAACTGACCAGGGGCTGGCCTAATATCATTCTCCTCTAATGTTAAACCAGCAGCATACACACCACCTGGGAAATTAGAGTACATACCAGCCATAATCAGCTGACGCATGATAGTAGAAGCGGTTTGAGCTGATTGTGCCGCATATTGGTTTAAGCCATACCCCTCACCATCAAGAGCAGGCAATAACGACCAATTAATAAAATACTCACGGTTTTTCTTGAGATAGTCTTCTTTTTTCCAATTTCGTTGAATACGCAAAATTTTAGCAGAGTGAGCATCTAAAGTAATAATGTAGGGCAGAGGAATCTCTATATCTTTAGCAGAGGGATCTTCTTTGATTCTGTACTCCACATGACATTCATAAATCTCATAAAAATCTGGAGTATTTCCACCACCACTGCGCTCATACCCAATAATATCATCCAATTCCTCTTGAATTACATTATCGGTCCCATCTAAAGAAGTGGGCATAATTTCAATGTCACGATACTCTCTAAGAATCTTGCGAAGTTCAAACTCCCTTTTATCCATGCGATGAACTTGAGTTTTACGCGATGCGCACAAATGTGAAGAAAGATCTCTGTTTACAATGAAATCTTCAGGCTTGATCATCCTGTGAGTCGGTCTACCCAACACTGGATCAATAAATACTTTGCTATAAATAGAATCGAATATAGACCATGCAACTGTTCTTTTGAGTTCCTTTTCAAACCCTTTATCAATTTGATACAAGAAGAAATTAAAAAACGCAGTAATTCTGTAGGAAAGATTTTTTAATTTTTCATCTTCTTCTCCCAAAATAACTGCATCAACTGCTCCTTTGGATGGAAAAATTGCCCCCATAACAGTTGCTATATAATGCAGCCATGTTTCAAACAAAGCTGTAGAGTTTGCCTCTGGTATACCATCAGCGTTTTCAGCACCAGATGTGGCAGACTTAATTCCCAAAAGATTAATAAGATTAGCAATGTTTTGAAAATACGGCGCTTGGCTTTCTTTATCTTCTTCAATAGACTGCCTTAAAGAATTTCCAATCTGTAACAAAACAGATTCATCCAAGATCTCTGCTAAGTTTTGATCATGGTCATCTTCATCTAAAATTCGTTGAACTGGATAAGAATCACCATCGATAGCAATAGAGCCATCAGGAAACTTTTTAATACCATTCTCTTCAAGGCCTTCCTCAGGAACGTCATCAGCACTAAATCCTTTAGCTTGATAGTTCTCATCGTAGTCAGAAGCTTCTTGTTCTTCGGTATTTTGATTACCCTCTTCTAACTCCGATTTGTTTTTCATCACTATCCATCCATTTACATGCCTCTAGGGCCTTGAAAATTGTTGACCCTAAAATTCTTAAAGTTATAGGGCTGTACTTCAGGAATATGATCGCCGCGATTAAATAGTTCACCAAGTTCTCGCAAGTAAATAAACGCCTGAGACATACTGTCTATTGTATCATTACTTTTTGAATTCGGAAACAATTCGCAATCTTCAAGTAATAACTTTCCGTATTCTTCAACAATATTTGAGTCTGGTTTTGTAGGAAGCCAAACAAGACCTGATTCAATAACTGAAGCAATACGTCTGGCTCTGGCTTCTTTATCTCCATATCGACGTGGATAAAAATGATGAATAGGTAAATTCATTCGACTTAACTCTTGAGCCAAGCTAAATCCATTTACTTGTGATTCTATAAGGATTTTGTCGACTGATTTTGAAGTGTCCCCGTAAGTAAGCGGACTGTCTAAATTGGTATCAAGATAATTATTGGCTAGTCTTAAAGCCATTTCGCGTAATTCTGGGTATTCAACCTGCCCCTTATATACGGACAACAACATTAAATTATTGTGGCCCTTTAGATCTTTAAATAAGCCCCATGTTGTACAAGCGCTATAACAAATACCCTCTTTGTAATTTTGATCACCAGGACGTTTACCAACTAATGCTGTATCCCAGCTTTGTAAAATATAATTAAAAGAAGGATATTTAAGATCTTCCCAATATTTAAACCACTCTGTTTTAAGAATTCCTCCGCCTGCTGGTGAAGGACGCTGTTGCATCTGCCCTGCTTCACGATAAGAATCATTGCGAAAGTCTTTTTGAACAATTTCTTTGTAACGTTCTTCAGATATTCCTTGGGGCCACAATAAATCACCCTCTTTTTCTCTGGGGTCTTCCCATACCTCTCCATTCGTCATAGGCAAAGGAATAGTCATGCATTTATACGATGCTTCGTATTTCATCGGCAGACGTAAATGAATCCATCTGTCATCACTTTTGCTTAAGATGTTTCCACTTACATCACGTTCATGCACACGTTGTTGAATAACCAATCTTCTAAATTGATCGATGGTTCCGGCATACCTTGTTGACATAACAAAATCGTGCCAATCATTAGTTCCTTCTCGAATTAAAGCTGATTCTGCTTCCAAAACATTGTTGGGGTCATCACATATCTCAAAATGCCCCCCATGGCCAGTGTTTGACCCCCCAACTGATGAAGCAATACGATATCCGCCATTAGTATTATCAAATCTAAGTTTGTTATTAACATCTGCCATTAATTGGACAGAGCTACCCCAAAGAGATTGATACCAATCTGATTGAATAAGACGACGACATTTAATGCTATCTCGAATAGAGAGAGAGCTTGCATATGCTGAGTACAAAAAACTTAAATGAGGATCGTTAGCCCATATCCACGCAGCAAATGCTACACAACATATATTTGATTTACCTATGCGAGGTGGGCAATTAATAATCAACCTTGTAATTTCAAGGTAATAAAGCGCTTCTAAATGCTCACAGATAGCCTCAGCATGCCAACCCGGTATAAATTGCTGTCCAGGCTCTATAATCGGCCATGCACGCTCTAAAAAGTAATAAAAAGAGTTTTCACATAAAGTCTTCTCTTCTAACTGTTCATCGCTTAGTCTATCACCAAGTAATGAATCAATACGTGCATCAAGATTATTTATTGCTTTAAAAATACTTTTATTCATGCTTTTATAGTAACAGTAATTTTAAGTATTAATAAGTAAATCAAGGTGTGTTTGTTAAAAAGGAAAAATGATTATTGATTATTGATTATTGTGGTATTGAAATAAATTTTTTTAAGGACGAATTTTTTCTATGACTGATGAAGAATGCAAGAAAGTTAAAGAAGAGTACTCTTTGCTTGAAGCGCAAGTGAAAGAGTTTTTCGATAAAGACATGCAAGAACATTTTATATATGCGCTTTTACGCTTTTATAAACAAGAAGGGTTTGATTCAATAGAATGTGCCTATTGGAAAATAATAAGACTATTAGATTTGAAAGTTGGTGAGTATGCGAAAGGTGAAATGTTACTCAGTATTGAGTATTAGATAATATC